GTCCATCTCTAGTCTCTGTGTGTCACGCAACGGCTCGCCTCACCACTCCCCACATCAACTCCCCCACCTCCCGGACCAAGGTCTCCCCTGTGCCGCGAGATACCCCCAGCTCATTGGCTACCGCCAACGCTGAGGGAAGAGGGCCGAAGTAGTAGCGGTCTAGGACAATCCGCTGCTCGTAGCTGAGGGAAGGCCGGAGTGCCTCGATCTGCTCGAGGACTTCCGTGGTGAGGAGGGAGTCAGCTACATCCTCCCCCTCACCAGCGACAGCGAGTAACTCCTCGTTCCAGGTAGGGCCAAAGGCCGTCCTAGCCCACACACCAGCCGCTCGCCTGAGGTCCAGGTTCGCTCTGTTGCGGAAGGTCATGGACGATGACCCATCCCAGCGGGAAGCCAGCCGGACAAGCTCATAGACACAAGCGCCATAGAGGTCGTCGTAGTAGGCGTCTCCTCGACCTCGGACACGCTGCCCAGCGATGATCGCCGGGAGGTCCAGGTGGTCGAGGATCAAGGTGTCACGGTCGCTGTTCACGGGCGGAGTGTAGCAGGACGTACCACCCGGGGCAAGAGTCACAGCGAGTAATGGAGAGGGAGGGCGGCGGGGCGGGCGGGCTCGAGGCGGCGCTGGGGCGGGGCGGGTTAGTGGTTACCCTACCTAACAAACGGTGGGGGGCTACGGAAAGCTTACACGGTTTGGGTGTAGCATTTCGTGCCGCTGAGCCGTTAGTTGGGGTGAGCCGACAAGGGTTCGGGACACGCTCGAGCCTGGTTCGGTGAGACACAACGAGACACACGAGACATGAGCCGAGAACCTGAATCCGAGGACGCCTACTGGCGGGAAGTCCGCGCGATCGCGCTTGAGGTCCTTCGGGATGCTGTGGAGTACGATAGGAACACGCTCGAGGCACTCCACGAGGCCATCGATGGGCACTCGTGGGTTATCTACACCACAAAGGCGCAGCTTGTCCTTGCCTACAGCCCGAGCGATGGCTACGCCGTTTCGGAATGGGGGAGTGATGTCGTCCTCCAGGATGACGGCGCGCTCAATTGGAGCGCATTAGCCTTCGGCGCCCTCTACGCCGATGTCCTTGACCTACTCTCCAGCCTGGACGGAGAGCCTTTCGGGGAGGGCGGCGAGCTGGCCGAAGCCTTGGCGGATGCCGAAGCATGCTGGGGGGAGTCCAAATGATCCTTTCGATCTTCGGCATCATCCTCGCCACCCTCGCCACCCTAGCTGGCTGGCGCTTTCTCGCGTTGGCTACGGACCGGGAGCTGCTGGCGGAGGCTAACGAGGCCCCGTTGGAATGGGAGGTGGAGCGATGAGGAAGCGTATCGGCCTGGATTCTTTCGCTATCTGGCTGTCCTCTGCGGATACTTCCGCTTGGGCTGCGGGCTACCTGCCTTCATCTGGCCGCTGGCCGTGTTCAGAAATAGCTGGACTACGCTTAGGGGCTGTTTACGGAGCTGAGGGCTTGGTGGACCTCACAGTCAACGGTAGGTACCCGGAAGAGTCCCCGCCCGCCGACGAACTCAACGCGATGGTCGCAGACTACGCTGCGACCGTACTCCCGAAGGACCACCCGTGCTTTTTCGTTGTGGTGGGCCAATTCCAGGGAGGTGGACGGTGAGCCTTGAGCAATTCCAACGCGCCGCGTTCCTACTCGACAGGTTCGCCGAGCTGGCCTACTGGGCTCGGCTGGAAGGGAAGCACGGGCCCGCGCGGAAGTCGGCGGCGATCGTGCTGCGAGCCTACTTGCGGGTAAGGAGGTCGGCATGACTCCCGATCCCTACTGGCTACCGGAGGAAGGTAGCGTGAAACGCTGGTTCCTGGAGATGGCGCTGGAGCAGCTTCACAAGGAAGCGGCTGGAGCGGCCTTCCGCACCGATTATTGGTGCGAGACGGAGGAGGACGCCGGATGGTTCTACTACTGGTCCTTCCCCGGCTGTCTACCCGAAGGCGATCCCGTGGGGCCTTTTCCTAACGAACCGGCTGCGATTCTCGCCGCTTGGGACACCCACGTTTGGAGGTCCGCATGACCTCCGATCCCTACTGGCTGCCAGAGAGCGGCATCGCCCCATGGGCTAACCTGCTGGCGTGGTGCAGCTTGCTGGCTGTCCTCGGGGCCGGGGCCGTGGCGGAGTTGAGAGAGGATTCAGAGACACAAGACACCGAAACCAAGGAGGACAGCTAATGGACCCTGATAGTACTTGGAGTGAGATCCTTGACAACACGGAGCGGCTGGGAGAGCTGCTTGAAGCGCTTGAAGAGTGGACCCGTAAGGGAGGCTTCCCCCCGAAAGCTTGGGGGCGAGGGAAGCCGCGAAGCTTGCGAGCAGCGGCGGAGGACATGGATGCCGTCCGCGACTGGCTGGGGTGCGTTGAAGTGGACGAGCGACCTAACGTAGGCCGCTAGGCCTTCCGACTGATAGTTGAGCCCCGTCCTGGGATTGTCCTGGGGCGGGGTTCTTTCGTAGGCCATGTGAGAGGCCGTGTGAGCGCTTCGGCGGCGGATAGGTAGGGTGGGCTGGGTTTGGTGAGGAGCCCAGCGAGACGGGCTCTCAGCGCGTCTAGCGACCCTTGTACGCTCGATAGGGGAATGGCCCCCGCCAGTTTTGCCGACCAGTGTAATTGAAGGCCGAGCGGGCGCGCCTACTTGACGCACCGGGCTCGCCCCCGTGATTCCCACCCATGGCATTGGCCCACCCAACGGGATACCGTATCCCATCGGAGCCTAGCAGTAGCAAGGGGTTATGACGATCGGCCGCGCCATTGACGCCTAGCGGCTCGCGTTAGGGCCGGATGGAGGGAAGTTGACCACCCCCGGGCCCTCGAGGCCACCCCCACGGGGGGAGCTGGCGAGTAGGGTCACGTTATGAGGGCTGAGGGATTTTTGACCCCTGAAAGGGCCCTAACCCCACACCCCCAACCACTCCGCAATCCACCGACGCCACCAGCTCAACTGCTCCTTCCGAGCGGCGATGTACTGAGCCACCACCCTACTCCAGGTCTCCTTGTCGTAGCCCGTGAAGCAGCCCTCATCAGTCGGGTCGTAGTCCATCCTCTCCTCCATTGTTTCGTGCTCAGGCAACTTTTCGTGCCTAAGAAAGGGCTCCTTCCAAACGAACTCAGTCCACATGCCTTGAGGCCGGTAGATCGTCTCCCAGAACTCCTCAGGCCCCATCTCCCAGAGGGACTTCAAAACACCCACATTAGGAAGTCCACGAACCAGCCGAGCACGACGATTAGACCGAGGAACTCGAGGAAAGCTGACAGACATCCAGGCCGCGGGCAGTCGCAAGCGGAGTCCATCACTCCTTCACCTCCCACCCCCGCCCAGCCACCACCCACACATACTGCCCTCCTCCCAGCGACCAGCACCGCTTTGCCCTAACATCCGCCCATGGCCGAGCAACCACCCCCGTAGCCTCGGTGGTATCCCCTCCACAGTTCGGGCAGACCTTGTGAGAAGGTATTACCACCTCCCCTCGGGCAACCCAAGGAGCGAAGTCCAGACTATGCACCGTGACATCCCCGATGTGCCTACACTCCGGGCAGCGGTACAGACCGCGCCACACACCGTGGACACGGTGGGCAGACTCAGCTGGAAGGGCGGGCCCGAAGACCCACTCTTTGATCTTACTCCACATCGTTCTCTCCTTTGTTTGGTCTAGCGCCACATCACCGCCGTATACGCCTTCGCATAGCAGACCCCCCAGGTCGCCCCATGGTCCGTGTCCGCCTCCCCTACACTGAACCAATCCATAGCGTGAGCCCACTCATGAATCAGCAGCTCCAAGGAGAAGTTCGGGCTAGTCGTCGGGTGAATCACGATCAGGAACTCTTGCCTGGCTTCGTTGAACTCACACCACCCCCAGCAATCCTCTAGCTTCCGGCGGATGACCTTTACCGGATAGCTGGTAGGGCAATCCTCTCGAAGGGCTGTGAGAGCGTCGTTCCAGACTGAGGCAGCGTTGAGGGGTAGGGGCTCGAGGGAGCGGGTCAACGCTACCTCCCCACCTCCCTCAACCACTCCAGCACGACCTCTCCCAGCTCTACCCCCTCCCCATCGCTCTCCTCCATGTACTCCTTCACCGAGGCCCTCACAGCCTCGATGTCCGTCATCAGGGCCGCGTACCGGCCCTCCCAGACAGCCTCCGGTCCATAGGCCCCACTGTAGTCCGCAGTCTTCATCCCATCCTGTCCTTTGCCAGCTAGAGCCAGCAGGGCACCGATGCCCTCTTGTGCGATGAGCTCCTGCCGTCCGTGGTCGATCCCTGCGACAAGGAGATCACGGAGGTAGGCTTGGATTTGGTCTTGAGCTGCTCGAGAGACGAAGATCCCATCCTCGCTGTGATCGACCAGCCCTCCCTCCCCGAGGAAGCCGAGGAACCGGCGGGGGCAGGTGAGAGCCTCGTAGACGGTTCGGAGCATCAGGTGGTGGGGAGTAGGGAGACCGTGGTGAAGACGAGGGCCCAGATCGTGATGAGGAGGACCACAGCGTCAGTCTCGAAGGAGGGAGGCTTGGGAGAGGTGGTGCTGGGGAGCATCAGTCCTTCCTCCCCTCCCACCACTCGAGGAAAGCCTCGTAGTACTGGTCCCTTTGCGCGATGTGCTTGTAGCCCACAAGATCCTCTTGGAGCTTCTTGATCTCCGACTGGAGGTGGAAGACCTCGCGTTGGTAGTCGGCGTAGAGGACGAAGCGGCCTCCCTCGTCCCGAACCACATGGGTCCAATCGTCCACAGCAAACCGATATGCGGCCATCCCACTACACCCCCAACGGAGGCTCCACAATCGGAACCCTATTCAGACCCACGTTCACGGGGCCAGCCTCGACGAGCTGAGGAGACACCTGCCACTGGGCAAAGGGGACTCTCTCCTCAGGAGGACTCACCGGGACCATGAGCATCCTAGCGATCTGGAGCAGCGTGTCAAGCTGTACCGGAGAAAACTCCTCCAAGCTGGGTTGGGAGGGAGTCTTGATGAGAGGGAGCATGGGGTCTAGGTGGGCTCTGTGCCCAATACCCTGTACCTAGGGTACTAGGGTAGGGGGTATCATCTACCTACTAAGGTGTATCTACTAGTACCTATTAGGAGGTAGTGATAGGTAGTGATAAGTACATACTACTTATAAGTACTTAAGTAGTTCCCCCCTTTCCCCCCTATAAGTACTTACTTAGTAGGTAGTTATCCCTCCTCCCCTTTCCTCAGGGAGAGTAGTGGTGAGAGTGGGGGTGAGCCCACGATCACCACTCACTCACCGAGAGGAACCTCAGGTATGAGCAGCGGAGCCGAGTGGGGATGTGTTGAAACATCCACGAAGGATGCGAATGGGTTCTAGCACCACAGAGCGGGGGGTGCCCCTGTCCCGTGCTGCTGGCGGACCTCGGCCCAGAAGGCTTCCACGCCCTCCTCGATGTCCCGGCGCTTCCGGTTCTCGATGGCGTCGTCCGCCTCCTCCCCCCACCGCTCGGTGAAGTAGGCCACCCCGCCGGCTAGAGCGTCCAGGCGGTCATCGTGGCGGAGTGCTCCCCGGTCCTTGGTGAGGCGGGTCATCTGGTGGAACAGGGTGTACTCCCGCTTCCGCTCCTCGGTGCAGTCCACCCGGACCTTCTGAGGTCGGTTGTCTTCCAGGACCGATCGGTCCAGAATGAGCCGGTGCTTCGCCATGACGGGCTCGAGGGTGTCGATGATGCGAAGCTCCTTCTGCTTGGAGTGCTTCACCTCCTCGACGGCGCAGGGGTAGATCCCCCGGAGGACCGGCTTGAACAGCTCGGTCCACATACCGTCGCCAAAGTTGGCCTCAACCAGGATCATCGAGACCTGGTGATTCTTGGCGATGTGGGCGAGGCCCTCGAGGACATCCTGGGTGTAGCCCCCCGGGATCCCGGAGCACTCGGGGACAAAGAGCTGGTTGTTGAGGGCCTTGACCACGGCGTACCCAGTCTCGTCCTTGCCCCGGCCTGAGGGGTCAATGAACAGGACCGAGGCTTGGTAGGGCTGGAAGCCGCCTACAAGCTCGAGCGGTCGGTAGAAGCGATCCCCACCCATGCCCATCAGCGGAGCGTCCTTGATGAGCTGCTGGGGACCCGAGCCCCACACCACCTTCTCCGGGGCTACCTCGGTGTCTACGTCGGTGATGGCGAGGTCAGCCAGCTTGAGGGGGTAGCGGTTCTCGTCCGCTAGGGAGGTGTCGAGCTGGAACTGGAGGGCGAAGCCTGAACGACCGAACTCAGCCTCCTTCTCGAGGAGGAACTCGTCATCGAAGCGTTCGGGGTCGGTAGCGTGTCCGGCAAGCTCCGGGTCTTCCTGGAGGTCCTGCTGGAGGTCCGGGTGGAGGTACTCCCCGAGGTAGTCCTGGAGGCGCTGGTCTGGGTAGCGACAGGGGTAGACGCGGATGGCGTACCCACGCTCCTCGACCAAGCGGTGGTGGATGGTCTCCTCGGTGTGCGGGGTGCCGAGGTTGATCATGCGCTGGGGACCCTCGGGCTTGAGGAGGGCCGAGAGGTCCTCGGTCCGTCGCCACAGCTTCTCCCGCAGGAGGACGGTCTCGCAGTTGTTCGCAACCTCGATGTCGTCCGTGATGATGACATCGGAGCGTTGGCCCACGGTGTTACCGAAGACCGGGACCGCCATCATCGAAGCCGATTGAGACAGCGGGGCTCCAGAAACGTCGAACTTGAGGGTGGACGACCGCTGGTCCGTGCCGGGAGCGAGGTGCTTGACCAGCTCGAAGTTCTCGAGGATCAAGAGCACCTGGCGGGAGAAGTCACTCGACTTGTCCAGCGTGGCCGACACGACGAGGATGTTGAGGCTCTGATCCCTCCACAGCAGGAACACGCAGTAGGCCGCCAGGATCCAGGACTTGCCTAGACCCCGGAAGCCCTCGAAGACGATCTTGCGGTAGTGATGCGTCTCCGGGTCTTCCGGGTCGTAAAGCTCAAGGTACTCAGCTAGGCGGTACTGAGCCCTGGTCGGCGGAGGGAGTCCGAGGAACTCCCACACCAGGTAGAGGAAGTTGCGGAAGTCCCGCAGCTCAGCGGGAGCTTCCTCGTACCTCATCCGTCAGCCGATGGTCTCGAGCCAGGCAGACATGGTGATATCCGGCGCAAGGGCCTGCCCGGTCGGGCCGGGGATACCCACTTCCTTGAACCAGCGGATCTGATCCGCGATAGCGTCCGCCTCAACCTGGATGAGCTGGTCCTCAAGCTCAGCGGCGGTGTAGCCTTGAGCCGTCGTCAGATCCGGGGCCAAGGTGCTCAGCGGAGTCACCGGAGCCGACTCGTTACCGAAGTTGAATCGCTTGTTGGCCGCCTGGACGCCAAACCGCTTCAACGACTCCTTGTAGTAGATGGCGAGCATGTAGTGGTTCCAGCCATCGTGGGAGTTGGTGAGGTTGCCGGTGGGAGCCGGGTACGACCACACATCGTTCGGGTCGTTGTTGGCGAAGGTGTGGGGCAAGCCGGTGACGGACTCTCCGAAGTTGTGGTAGCTCGGGAGCATGGCCCAATCACGGATCGACTCGTCATCCCGGAGGATCCACTGGATCGGGGAGCCAGCAAGCTCCTGTCCCGCCGGAACCTGGGTGAGGCTGGACGCCAGCGATCCGGGGGAGGCCGCGTTCTCGAACCACAAGCCGCCGATAGCCGCCGGATCGTAGGCGGGCCAGAACGTCGGGAGGGCGTAGGTGATGAGCGCGTTGGGCTTGCTCGAGCGGCGGAGCATCGGGATATCCGAGGTAGGATCCGCGAAGTCCTTGTTCCAGGCCGCCCAGCAAGCGGTGATGGCTCCGCCGGAGCGGCCACCCAGCACGATCCGGTTCGGGTCGATATTGTGACGCGAGTAGCCGTACTCACGGAGGTACTGGACAGCCCAGCAGACTTCCTTCTGAGCCTTGGGGTTACCCGAGTCGCTGTACTCCGGCTCGGTGTAGTCCCGGAACTTCGCCAGGTCCGGGTGGCTGTTGCTGGACGGGGTGACCGTCATGCTGGCCACAGCGAAGCCCGCGTTCAGGTAGTCGAACAGCGGGACGGTGGCGGACTCGTAGCTGGTGCCATCGGTTCCGTTGAGCGGGAAGTTCGAGGCGGTGAGGCCCGCGTTGTCCGGCCACAGGATCACCGGCCAGCCATCCGGCGGAGCGATGCCCGTCGGGTAGGCAATCCGCATCCGGTTCGTGGTCTGGAGCGGGGAGTCCAGAACGGTGCCCACGAGATCGTTCGAGTAGACGATGAGGCCACTCTGGGTCCGCCACTCGTTGGTGTCGTCCCCGTCAGGCAGCGTATCCACCGAGAGGTACATCTCGGGACGGAGAGCTACGTCGAACACCCCGGTCAGGTAGTTGGAGTCACCAGCCAGGTCCGTCTCGTCGAGAGTCTGGATAGCCTCCCACGGCCCGCCGCCGATTCGACCCCACAGGGTCAGGTCCACCACAGGGCTGGCTCCGGGGCGCTGCACCTGTACGTGGAAGCGACCGTTGCCGGTGTTGCTCCGGGGCTTGACAAGGGGCCCAGAGCCGAAGTGAGGGCTCCCCGAAGCTGCCGCATCCGAGGGCTGGAAACTGGCCAGGAGTCGGTGCTGGCGCTGGAGGGGAGTTGAGGTCATTGGCTAGGAGGGCCGTACGGCGAGATTTGGAGAGGGTGGTGCGACTTTTTTGGTCGCTAGGTGGTTTGGGTCGAATTAGGGCCCGAAGGGCCTGACACGCTCCGTACAGCGCCGTGCGGAAAAATCGGGCAGGGGCTTGCGCTGTCCGGTACGCTGTGACACACTCCGGGCATGAAACTCGTACTTCGCAAAGGCCCCTACGACTGGACGGTGGCTGAGGAGGGGGTCCACGGACCCGAGACCAAGAATCCTGGTCAGCCCAAGTACATCAGTTGGGGGCACTACATGACCCTGGCCGAGGTCCGACGCCATGCGCCGGAAGTCGTAGCCAAGCGGTCTAAGTTGAGGGGGGCTCCTGCCGAGATTCTTGAGCAGGCGGTTCAGGCCGTAGAGTCCCTGATTGCTTATGGGGAGGTGTCCCTGTGACCTCCCCCACCCGACCCTCCGTGGATTCCTTCGCGGAGAAGCTGGCCCTGGACGTTGCCGCCTGGCGCCGTTCGATGAACCTCCCCATGCCCGAGGCGGGCTTACCCACTCCCGAGGTGGACGAGGCTGATGCGTCCTACATCCAGGAGGAGGTGGAGGAGCTGGTCCACGCCGTCCGTGTTCGGAAGGACTTACCGGACCCGGTAGAGCCCCATCGGATCCGGGGCTTCCGCGTAGAGGAGATGGACGCCATCTGCGACATCCTCTTCGCCACCCTCAGCTACGCCATGCGGCGGTACACGCCTGCTCAGCTAGGGGCTTGCTACGCGGCGGTGTGCGCTGCGAACGGGCGGAAGGTCGGGGGCCCGGTCCGGGAGGACGGGAAGCAGTTGAAGCCGGAAGGGTGGGTAGGCCCTGAGGAGGAGATTGGGGAGGTATTGGGCTAACCCACCCGCTGATCCCGTTCCTCAGCCCGGAACGGAATAGCCTTGAGGTCCAGCGGCTTACTTGCCGTAGAGAACTCCCGAGGATTCAACACAATCCCATTGTCCGCCAAGAACTTTCTTGCGGACTCGAAATCCCCAGCGGTAGCCTCACCACTTCGGATCTTTCTGATAAGCTCCTCGACCGTTGCTACTTGCAGCGCCTCGAGGAGTTCTTTGATGTCAGACATCTTGCAGCCTCAGTTGCCAGTTGGGATCCGTACCGCCAATCCCTGTCACTTCGTAGAGCAGGGT